CACTTCAAATAAAGGTATTGCATCTTTTGATTCTGGAGACTTTGGTGTTACCAGTGGTGCGGTAACGCTAAGTGATGATGTTGTTAAAACAATAACAACAGACAGTGGTGCATTAACTCCATCTTCACACGGATTATCAGTTCTTGGTGGTGAGGGTATGGATGTTACTCATACTGGAACTACAATTACAGTAGCTGGTGAAGACGCAACTACAAGTAACAAAGGTGTCGCTTCTTTTAATTCAAGTAACTTCTCTGTTTCTTCTGGTGCAGTATCTCTTGCATCTGGAGGTGTTGCAAACGGTGATTTGGCAAACTCTACAATCACAGTTTCGGATGGTTCAAACTCTAATGCTGTAGATTTGGGAGACACACTCTCAATTCTAGGTGGAACTGGTTTGACATCTACACACGCTGCAGATCAGATTACTCTTGCAATTGATTCTACGGTTGCAACTCTTACTGGAACACAGACACTAACAAACAAGACAATTGATGCGTCTAGTAATACACTTTCAAATATTGCAAATGCATCTCTTACAAACTCTTCCATTACAATCGGTTCTGATACAGTATCACTAGGTGATACTCAGACAGACTTAAATGGTATTACCTCACTTGATGTTGATAATGTCACGATTGATGGAAACATTGTTTCGACAACAGATACAGATGGTGACTTGTCACTAGAACCAAATGGAACAGGAACAGTAATCGTTCCCTCTGGTTACGAGTCTCGTGCTGGTTTCCAATCACAGTCACTTGTAAACAAGGCATATGTTGATCAAGTTGCAAATGGACTTGACGTTAAGGCCTCTGTAAGAGTTGCTACAACTGCAAACCTTTCTGCAACCTACAACAACTCTAATGGAACATTGACTGCAACCTCTAACGGTGCAATCGCAATTGATGGTGTTACACTATCTGCAAACGATAGAGTTCTTGTTAAAGATCAGACTGATCCAGTTGAGAATGGTTTCTATAAGGTAACTAATACTGGTGGAGCTTCTGCTGCATTCGTTCTTACTAGAACACCAGATGCAAACGAAGCGTCTGAGATTACTGGTGGTGCGTTTACTTTTGTTGAAGAAGGAACAAACAACGCAGATAATGGTTACGTTGCAACACATAATGGAACACCAACACTTGGAACAGACGATATCACATTCGATCAGTTCTCTGGTGCTGGACAGATTTCTGCTGGAGATGCATTAACAAAAACTGGTAATACAATTGATGTAAATGTTGATGATAGTTCTATTGAGATTGCAAGTGATGCTCTACAAGTCAAGGCACTTGGTATTACCAATGCAATGCTTGCCGGTTCAATTGCAAACGCCAAGTTGACTAACTCAACCATTACAATGTCTGGTGACTCTGGTTCAAACGCAGTGGACTTGGGTGATACTTTCACCTTCACTGGTGGTTCTGGTATTACCTCATCTGTCTCTGGTGATGTTGTAACACATGCAGTAAATGTGGACGACTCATCTATTGAGATTTCTGGGGACAGTCTACAAGTCAAGGCACTTGGTATTACCAATGCAATGTTGGCTGGTTCAATTGCAAATGCAAAACTTGTCAATGATTCAGTAACAATTAACTCTAATACAGTTGCTCTAGGTGCTTCTATTACACTGGACACTGATGACATTGGTGAAGGTTCTACTAACCTATATTACCAAGACGAAAGAGTTTATGACGCTGTTGCTGCAATGATTGGTAACGGAACACAAACAAACATCACTGTTTCTTCTACAGATGGAACAGATGACTTGACATTTAGTGTTGCTACTGCAACAACTTCTGTTAAGGGTGTCGCATCATTTAGTTCTGATAACTTTACTGTTACCTCTGGTGCTGTAACTGTTACTGGAATTGATGGTGGAACTTATTAAAATAGGTATTAGATAATGACAACAGCAATTAAAATCAAAAGATCGGAAACTGCGTCTTCAGTGCCGCAGGCTTCTGATCTTGAGGTTGGTGAATTGGCGGTCAATTTAGAAGACCAAAAGATGTATAGTAAAAAGAGTGATGGAACTGTGGTTCAAGTCGCAGAAGGTAATGCACCAGATAGTGGGTTCTCCATCGCAATGGCAATCGCATTAGGATAAAATGATATGGCAACACCAAGTTCAAGAGCAAACCTTAAAGAATATTGTTTAAGAGCTCTAGGTAAACCAGTAATTGAAATCAATGTAGATCCAGATCAAGTTGAAGATAGGATAGATGAAGCTCTTCAATATTTTGGACAATATCACTATGATGGTGTTGAGAGGGTTTATTTAAAATATCAAATTACTGCTGATGATATAACTCGTGCTAGGAGTGATGAAACACTCACGGCCGTTACAGATGTAGACGGTTCAACAACTGCTACATGGAAACTACAGAAAAATTATATTCCAGTTCCAGAATCTATTCTTAGTGTAGTAAGAGTTTTTGATTTTTCGGATAAAGCAAATATTAATCTTTTTGATGTTCGTTATCAATTGAGACTGAATGACTTGTATGACTTTAGTTCAACATCAGTTATTCACTATCAAATGACAATGCAACATATCGACTTTTTAGATAATATTTTGGTTGGACAAGTTCCTATTCGATTTAATCAGCACCAAAATAGATTGTATTTGGATATGGATTGGCAGACAGCTGTTTCTGCTGGAGATTATATTGTAATTGAAGCATATAGAGTTTTAGATCCTTCAACATATACTGATGTGTGGAATGATATGTATCTTAAAAAATATACTACACAGTTGATTAAACGTCAATGGGGTGCAAATCTTTCTAAATTTGAAGGAGTTCAGATGTTGGGTGGTGTTACTCTCAACGGGGCAAAACTTTTTGAGGAGGCTCAAACGGAAATCGAAAAACTTGAGGAACAAATTCAATTAGCATACGAACTTCCACCAATGCATATGATAGGGTAGGTTATGCCGACTAATGTATATTTCGATACTGGAACACGACCAGAACAGGCACTCTATGAAGACTTGATGATTGAACAGTTGAGGATTTATGGACAAGATGTCTACTATATGCCTCGTAAACTGGTTAATGAAGATGATATTTTTGGAGAGGATACATTATCCTCTTTTAATGAAGCGTATCTTATCGAAATGTATTTTGAAAATGTGGATGGATATGAGGGCGAAAAAGAACTCATGTCAAAGTTTGGATTGGATATACAAAATGAGGCAACATTTATTGTTGCAAGAAGAAGATGGGAACAGTTTGTTTCTATAGATTCTAATTTAATTGTATCAAGTAGACCAAATGAGGGAGATTTAATTTATTTCCCGAAAACACAAAAGTTGTTTGAAATTGGATTTGTGGATCACGATGATCCTTTCTATCAAGTTCACAATGTTCCAGCATACAAATTAAAGTGTCGTTTATTTGAGTATGGTCATGAAGACCTTGCAACTGGTATTGCAGAAATTGATGGTGTAGAAACTGATAACAGTCTAAACCAACTTGAATATCAAGTAACACTAGAACAACAGGGAACTGTTAATGAACAAATTAGACTTGAAGATAGAAGTGGTTTAATTATTCAAGAAGATTCTGGTGTTAATGATTATATTCTTGCTGAAGATGAAACATACAGTGGTTCTATTATATTAGAGAATTCGGTGCCTGGTGCATCACCTTCCTATATAATACTAGAGCAATATAATATTCAGACTATAGATGAAAGGTCTGATAATAATGATTTTGAAAGATTGGATGATACGATACTAGACTTTACAGAATCGAATCCATTTGGAGATATAGGATTAAAATAATATGATTGGACAACATTTTTATCACGAGACAACAAGAGATATTGTTGTTGCATTTGGAACAATGTTTAATGACATTGAAATTGTTCGTAAGAACAATGCCGGTGCAATTATACAAACTATGAAAGTGCCACTTGCATATGGCCCAAAACAGAAGTGGTTGTCTCGTTTAACGGAAGACCCAAACCTTTCTAAGAAGGTTGCAATTACTCTTCCACGTTTAGGATTTGAGATTACTGGACTAGAGTATGATGCAAGTCGAAAACTAAACAGAGCAATTAAAGTAAAGAAGAAGACAAATAGTTCTACTGCTGATCAACTTCTTTCTTCATATATGCCTGTTCCATATAACATCAATTTTGAATTGTATGTTATGGCAAAGAATTCAGATGACGCACTACAAATTACAGAACAAATTCTACCATTCTTTCAACCAGAATATACTATTACAATTAGAGAACGTCCAGACTTAGATATTATTCGGGATGTTCCTATTATATTGAGTGGTATTACTTATGAAGATGATTATGAAGGAGACTTTGCATCTAGAAGAGCAATTATCTACACTTTGAATTTTACAGCAAAATTTTATTTGTATGGGCCTGTATCTTCTCAGAAGGTTATCAAGTCTGTTCAAGTCGATCAGTATGCAAACCTACCAGCAGTTTCTCCAACAAGAGAACAAAGGTTTACTGCTACTCCCGATCCAGTAACTTCTTTTGCTGATGATGATGATTTTGGTTTTAGTGAAACAACTTCGTTCTTCCAAGACGCAAAAGAATTTAATCCAGAGACAGGAGAAGACGAATAAATAGTCTTAAAGGATAAAGAAACATGGCAATTCAAAGAATTACATCACAAATGATTGGAACAGACGTTATTGTTGCAGAAGATTTAGCAGCAAACTCTGTTACCGTTTCCGAAATCTCAGATGGTGCCGTCACTACGGCCAAAATATTAGATTCAAATATCACTACGGCAAAGATTGCAAATAGTGCCATTACTAATGATAAAATGGCGGTAGGAGCCATCCAATCGAACAAACTAGAATTCAGAGACTATTTTAGATTTAGAATCACTACTGCAGCGAATAACCTCACTGATAACACTGAATATGTAGTTCCATTTAATACAAATGGAGTAGTTGATTATGATTCCACTGATGGGTTTTCTGGGGATGCAAACAACACATGGACACCCAATCTATCAACATACGGTGAGACACAGTTCTGGATTTTTGGTATATCAGCCGGATTTGATACCGATAATGCTGAAGCTTTAAGGGATGTGTCGATTGGCGTTCAACAGTCAACAAACGGAGGTTCTACTTGGACTGATCTGTTTTGTAACTCTCAAAGATACTATGATGGCACATCTGACCAAGACGGCGCAACTCTAACTGCATCATACATGCACCCCTTGGCCCCTACTGCTGATTATAGATACCGATTTTCAGTTTTTGTTAATTCAGATGGCGGAACATGGGATTTGAATGCCGGCGGTTCTCAAATTACTTCTGGTTCTTCAAGTTTTGATGACAACTCTGTAACTTACTGGTGGGGAATTAGGTTATACTAATGCGACAAGAAGAAATTCTAGATAATGTTCTTGGTATAACAGATGTAGTGGAGAAAACAACAAAAGAGGTTACTCCACCAAAACCTGTTCTTGTTCCAACAACAACTCTAGATGAACAAGACATAGATAATGATTATAAATATCAGAGAGAAAACTTTTATAATCTGATTGAAAGAGGACAGGATGCTATTGATGGTATTCTTGAACTTGCAAGAGAATCAGACCATCCTCGCAGTTATGAGGTTGCTGGAAATTTAATTAAACAAGTAGCAGAGGTTACTGAAAAACTAGGTGACTTGCAGACAAAGATGAAGAAACTTAAAGAAGTTCCTAACTCTGCACCAAAGAATGTTACAAATGCATTGTTTGTTGGTTCTACTGCTGAATTACAAAAGATGCTTAAAGGGAAAGAATAATGGCAATTAGAAAAATTAGTTCTCGTTCATTGGGAGATGGAGCTGTTGCATCTGTCGATGTAGATACAAATCTTGATATTACTGGAAGACTTTCTGGTGCAGAAGCTGGAATAGGAACTACTTCGCCTGCTAGAATGTTACACATTAGTGGAACAGCTCCGGCAATTGCATTAACTGATACAGAAACAGGTGTAGATACATATATTACATCTTCAAGTGCTCTTGGAGCAACATATATTCAAGTAGACGAAAACGCAGAAGGTTCTGCACCAGTTTTGGGTATTAAAGTTGGTGGCAATGAGATTGCTAGATTTACACCAAACGGACTTGCAATTGGGGGAACATCAGCTGCAAACACTATTGATGAATATGAAGACGGCACATTTACTCCTGTATTACAGGATGAAAGTGGTAATTCATCTTCTTCCACAGCTTCAGTTGCTGATTATATAAGAATAGGACAACAAGTTACTCTTAGAATATATTTTGTCAATATTGACACTACAGGATTAAATGGTGGTGAGGACTTACGAAT